ACGAAATACACAGCCGACCTCGAGGCCGAACTGACAGCAGCTCTCAAATCTGACGGCTACCGGTTCGGTTATCTCGGCAACCTTGACGACGAGCCACGCTGCCTTCACATTGGGGTCAGACGTTCCAAGGCGTACAAACTGTGAACAAAGTGGTCGTCCTCTGTGCTGGCGGACATGGGCAAGACATCGCCGCCATCCTCAAATCGTCCGGCCAAAACTTCGTCGGCTACCTGGACGACCATGTCGACGGCCCCAACATCCTCGGACCCTGTATCGACGCCGAATTCTTCGACGAATATTTGATCGGCCACAACGACAGCCGAATCCGAGAACAAATGGACATCCCAGCCAAAGCCGCCATCGCCATCCATCCCACAGCGGCCCTCCATGTGACCCTACAAGCCCATCCGGGCGTAGTAATAGGCGCACACACCACCATCGGCCCGAAAACCCGTGTAGGGCGACACAGCCACATCAACGGAAACGTCTTCATCACACGCGCGCAAATCGGCGACTTCGTCACCATCGGACCAGGAGCCACAATCTGTGGAGACGTCACCATCGGCGCCGGCTGTCAGATCGGAGCCGGAGCAGTCATCTCCAACCTCGCCACCCTCGGCCCTCGAGTAACGATCGGCGCCGGAACAGTCGTCCTCCCCAGACAGCAACTTCCACCCAACTCCACATGGGTCGGAACACCCGCCAGGAGAATCAAATGACACTTGTGGCCGTCACTATGGTTCGCGATGAAGAAGATATCGTCGACTGGACAATTCAACATCTCCTCGACCAAGGCGTCGACCACATCATCGTCGCCGACAACATGAGTATCGACAACACCGGATTCCTCCTCCAAAACCTGACTCGAACCGGAAAAGTCACAGTCATCGAAGACCCCGAAGTCGGCTACTACCAAGACCAGAAAATGACTGCCCTAGCCCACATGGCTCACAGTCAATTCGGAGCCGACTGGATCCTCCCTTTCGACGCCGACGAATACTTCTACTGGACCGACGGCACCCTCAAAGAGTTCTTCAACCAAGCCGACGCCGACGTCTACACCGCCACCGGCTGGGACCACATCGTGACCGACGACGACGACCCCACCGAAACGTCACCATTTCAACGAATCCGACATCGCCGCCAATCCCCCCAAAAAATGGGCAAAGTAGCGTTCCGTTATCACCCCGACGTTTGGATTGACTTCGGAAACCATTTCGTCTTCAACCATCCCGGCATCCCAGCAGCCGGCCTCAACTACCGCCACTACCAGTACCGCTCCTTCGAGCAGCTCGTCACCAAAGCCCGCAACGGGGCAGCCGCCTTCAACGCCACCAACCTCCACCCCACCTATGGGGCGCACTGGCGACAACTCGGCGGACTCGACGACCGAACCCTCTGGGGAACCTGGCGGAAACTCTGTGAAGAAACCGGCCTCATAGAAGACCCGGCGCCATGACCATCGCAGTCATCATCCCCACCTACAACCGCCTCGAACTGACCCAAAACTGTCTCAACTCAATCGCGAGACACGACCCTGTCGACGAAATCATCATTGTCGACAACGGATCCACCGACGGCACCGAAAAACTCGCCACCATCGCCAACCCTCACAACCTCGGCTTCGCTGCCGCCTGCAACCAAGGCGCCCGCCATGCCACAGCCGACCGGCTCATCTTCCTCAACAACGACACCATCGTCCACCCCAACTGGACATCACACACCAACCACCTCGACGACCCCACTGTCGGAATCGTCGGCCCCAAACTCATCTACCCCGACTGCCAAATCCAATCCGCCGGAGTCGCCATCGACTTCAACCGGCCCCCAGGACTCGAAGCATGGAACCTCACCATTGACTGGTCCTCAGAACCCATCGACGTCGACGCCATCACCGGCGCCTGTCTCTCCATCAGACGAGACACCTTCCACAGCCTCGGCGGCTTCGATGAGGGATACTGGAACGGCTATGAAGACGTCGACCTATGCTTGGCAGCCGTCGACGCCGGATTCCGTAACGTCTACGATCCACACGCCACCGTCACTCACCTCGAGTCACAATCCGGTTCGGAACGGTGGTCAGCCGTAGCCGAAAACGTCACCCGTCTCAGAACCAAATGGAGCCAATAATGGCAATCACCAACGGCTACACCACCCTCAACGACTTCAAGGCTTATCTGTTCCCCTCGGCGAACTACGGCACCGCTGAAGACGCCCAAATGGAAGCAGCCATCGAAGTCGCCTCCCGAACCATCGACGCCTTCACCAACCGGCGCTTCTACCTCGACGCCTCAGTCTCCCCTCGCGTCTACTACGCCGACACCCATATCCGATGTGTCGTCGACGACTTCTCAACGACAACCGGTCTCATCATCAAAACCGACACAGGCGACAACGGCACCTTCGACCAGACCTGGTCGACGGACGAATACATCCTCGAACCCCTCAACGCCACAATCGGTGGCATCGCTGGACAGCCCTACAACAGCATCCTCGCCACCATCCCCAAACTGTTTCCCGTCACCGGCCGACGCCCTCGAGTCCAAGTGACCGCCAAATGGGGATGGGCAGCAATCCCAGACTCCATCGCCCAAGCCTGCCTCATCCAAGCCGCCCGCATCTACCGACGCGCGCAAACCCCAGAAGGATTCGCAGCCGGAGAAGCATTCGGAGCCATCCGAGTCTCCACCCGCCTCGACCCTGACGTCCAAATGCTCATCTCCCCCTACCGACGCGCAGGCGGACAAGGACTGGTCATCGGATGAACCTTGCATCAGTAAGAGCAGGCATCGGCGACTCCCTCCAAAACGTCAACAACCTCCGAATCTACGAATGGATCCCCTCAACCATTCAACCGCCAGCAGCTGTCGTCTCACTCGGCACCGGACAGTACGACGCCGACCTCAACGACGGAATGATCGTCAACTATGGCGTCCTCGTCATGCTCACCAGGGCAGACGACCAACACAGCCAAGAACGCCTCGACGAATTCTTGGGCCAAGGCAACGACTCCATCTTCCATGTCATCGACACCAACCCCACCCTCACCGGCTCCTGTGATTCCTGCCGAGTGACAGGCTGGAACAATCCAGGCACCTTCACCATCGGCGGAATCGAATACCTAGGCGTCGAAGTGAACCTCGAGGTTCTCGGCTAAGTGCGAATCCTCACAGTAGAACCCGGCCCCGAATTCTCTGTCGCAGACGTCCACAACGGATGGCTCCGAGCGTTAAAACGCTCCGGCAATGAAGTCCACAACTTCAACCTCTCCGACCGAATCACCTTCACCGAAAACGCCATCCGAGGCAAAGTCCCCGAAACAGAAAAAGGACACATCGCCGCCCGAATGGTCGGCGAACAACTACGCGCCACCTGCTTCGACTTCTGGCCCGACCTCGTCATCATCACCTCCGCCTTCCTCGTCCCACCCGAAACCTTCGACATCATCCGATCTCGAGGAATCCGAATCGCCGTCATCCTCACAGAATCCCCCTATGAGGATCCTTCACAGCAGCCCATCGCTGCCAGAGCCGACGCCGCATTCATCAACGACCCCACCAACCTCGACACATTTCGCCAAACCCAACCCAACACCTGGTACATCCCCCAGGCATACGACCCCGAAATCCATTACCGCCACCCAGTGTCCGACGATCTCCGAGCCGACTTCGGATGGGTAGGAACCGCCTTCCCCTCCCGAATCGCTTTCTTCGAACAAGTCGACTGGACCGGAATCGACGTCAAACTCGCCGGCAACTGGCAAGCCCTCGACGACAACTCACCACTCCACGACTTCCTCATCCACGAACAACAAGGCTGTTTCCCCAACGAACACACAGTCGAGCTGTATTCCTCAGTCCACACCTCGGCGAACCTTTACCGCAAGGAAGGCGCCGCCGGCCATGACCAAGGCTGGGCAATGGGTCCACGCGAAGTGGAACTAGCCGCCACAGGAACTTTCTTCCTCCGAGAATCCCGCCCCGAATCCGACCAGATTCTTTCCATGTTGCCCACCTTCGAAACACCCGAAGAGTTCGGAGAGAAACTACGATGGTGGCTGAACCATCCAACAGAACGGCAAACAGCCGCACTCGAGGCCCGAAACGCAGTAGCCACCCGAACTTTCGACAATAATGTCCGGCACCTGCTGGAATGTGTAGCAGCTCTCCCGAGCATCCCGACGTGACCGGAGAACCCCAGACCCCACCAACTCCCCAAGGAGAAACCAATGGCACGTCGCCACGGCCGCAATGGTCGCCTTTACCTCGGAATCGCTACCTCGGCAGCGAATCCTTCATCCGTCGCATTCCTTAAGCAGTGGTCAGCAGAGTTCGCTGTCGACACCGCTGAAGTCACCTCATTCGGCGACACCAACAAGGTGTACGTTTCGGGCCTTCCTGACGCTCAGGGCAGCTTCTCCGGCTACTTCGACGATGCGACCGCTCAGTCGTACACGGCCGCTGTCGATGGTGACGCCCGCAAGTTCTACCTGTACCCAGACATCACGAACGCCCCGAACGTCTACTGGTACGGAACCGGCTTCTTCGACTTCTCAGTCGACTCGCCTGTCGACGGTCCCATCACCGTCTCGGGCAGCTGGCGCGCAGCCAGCACCATCGCCAAGAACGGCTAATGGCTGTAGGGGCTGGGGTCTACGTCAGCAACCTGGCCGAGGTCCGGAAGTATCTTCGAAAGATACATCCGGACCTCGTCCCGGTCCTACGCGAAGACCTCAAATCCGCAATCATCCTCAACACCCTCCCAGCAGTTCTTCGTCGAGTCCCAAAGAAGTCCGGCTACGCCCGCTTCACAGTGAACGCCAGAGCAGGCGGAAACACTTTGTACGTCCAAGCAGGCGGCAAATCATCTGTCGCTCCGTACTTCGGATGGCTGGACTTCGGTGGCACCTTGAGGAACCGTGGGCCAGGACGAAACCAAACCATCGTCCGACCTATCATTCCCAAAGGCCGCTACGTCTACCCGGCCATCA